CAAGCACAGATACAAAATAAGGGTCAAGGGTCAGTATCTTGACAAGGTTAAGTACCCAGATACCTATTGGTCAAAAGGTTCGCCCATTCAAGCTTGTACCCACATTAGAGTGTACATTGATGAGAGACCAGAGGTGTTACACAATCAATGGACAGATACAATAACCTATGGATTGCGTCATGCTATTCATACACTTGAACACAAGTTAGCACAACATGAGAGTAATAGAAGATGAAGATATATGCATACAATTTAGAGGAAAAAATTAAGTTTGAAACAACTGTAGAAAAAATTCTTAGAACGATCAATGATGAGGGTATCTTTAGTGAAGATGAATACTTCTATGTACTAAAAGAGGATAGAGACTTTCACTTTAATGAAATGCTAGAGGGTATGAGAAGATGATGCACCATTGGGAAACAAATAGGTGGAAGTTATTGATATTAATAATCTTTATGGCATGGACATTTGAAATGTGCTATGGAACTTTTGGAGGTTTAAGATGAAGTATGATACAGTTTGTTATCTAGGTTTTGTAATCAAACATAATACAGAAGAACCAGATAAATTAGAAAATGTTGGAGCAATTAGGATAGCTATTTTAGATAGACTAGCATCAATGACAGACAGCCAAATCTTAGGTGAAATTGAATTTGGAGAAACGATTGATGATGAATGATTTTGAATTTTTAAAAACAAGTCTAAGAAGTTTGATAGACAAAATGGAAAACGATAGTTACTATGATCTTGAAACATCAGTAGATGCACTATGTTCTATAGCAAGATACTATGAGAAGATGGGTGGTGATTATAAACGTAGAGTAAAACTTAATGAGGAGTTTAAGAATGAGTGATGAGATAAAACAAGCTTGCCAGAAACAATCTGAAGATGCTTACAAGATGTTTCTTTGGTTTTGTAAATGGTTCTCTTATTACTGTATCTTTCTTCTTGTAGTGTTGGCATCTTGTAACTTTGGTGTTGATGGTACAGGTGGCAAAGGTAGATCAGATTTACATGAAGAATATAAAGAAAGGATGGGATTGAAATGAATGAAGATGTTATTAAAATAAAACAACCACCTACAGTTAAAAAATTAATAAAAGAATTAGAAAAATTTAATCCTAATGCTGAAGTTTTAATAGGATTTGATGGTAGTTCTAAATGGACAGGAGTTTCTGCAGGAATTGATAGCATTGATTATGACCATGAAGATTTTATAAAGTGTGAATGTATTAACTTATATTCAAATGAAATAACTAAAGCTTTAAAAGAAATTAATTATACAGACAAATTTGTAGGAGAACCTGATGAAACCATATCATAATGAGGGATTTGGTGTTGCATATATAACACTATTGTTTTTTATTTTAATTCTTCCTGCAATAATTCTTTTTACCTCGTTAGATACATGGGGTATGTTTTGGAAGATGCACTTACCAGATGGTGACTGTTGGGAAAACTCAAGGCATGAGAAGGTGTGCAAACCTACTGCCAACTGTAAAATAGGAAGGAACTTTTGTGACTGAATCAATACCATATGACTTAAAGTATTTCCTGCAAGACATTGGAATCATTGAGGTTTTGCAGGTTGTAGAAAAAGTAGAAACAGAAACTTATAACGTATGGCTACCATCTAATACAGATGATGAGCCACCATTTTAGGAGAAGAAGATGTATAGAGTTACGATATATAGAGACAACATACTAGTTGATGACTTTGTTGATGATCTGATGAGTCGTGCAGTTGGTAAGGCAAAAGAGAGAAATAAAGCAGGTGACTTAATGTATTTACATGAAGTTATACAAACTGCTGATGATCAATATGAGGAGATAGAGTGTGTTGTTAGAGCAACAATATAAAATTAATTTAGTTCTTGCTATTGCTAAAAGTATTGGTATAACTATATACTTACTTAAAGTAATACTTAAAGAACTACTAGAACTACTACTCCTCTAGTAATTATTAAAGTAAAGGAATAACATGAAGTATACACATAAAGTAAAACTTAAAGATGGTACTCTAGCATATAGATTTGTTGCACCTAAAGATGCAAAACTTGCAGGTGTAGTTGAGAATCAATCTTTTAGAGATGGTAGAAAGGCTAGGTTTGAGATTCCTAAGTTGATAAAGATAGTAGAAGACTTTCGTAGAGGTAAGATACTTGCAGGTAACATTAGTATTAATTCTAATTTTAAGCAGGTGATAGGACACTACTTGAACACAGGTCAGTTTAATTCTTTGTCGTCTAATACAAGAAAAACTTATGAACACACTCTTTATGCCATCTGTGATAGTCAATTATTTAGTCGTTCTCTTGGAGACATTACACTCAAGTACCTCACTCCTGCCCATTGCTCTGAACTTTATGAGGGATGGGTAAGAGGTGTGAGTGTGGACAATGCCAATCAGAAAGCTAGAGTGTTCTCAATGCTGATGAACTACTGCATATCCATTGGATTGATTGACAAGAACCCAATGTCACGCATCAAGAAGCGAAAGCATGAACCAAAGTCTATCATCTGGACAAGGTATCAAGTAGAATTATTTCTTGATACTGCCTTCTCTGATTTCAAGTATAGAAACATAGGTCTACTAGTTATGATGTGTTATGAATGGGGTCAAAGACCTACAGATATTATGCACTTGAAGTGGGATTTTATTGAACCACCTATTGAAGAGGACACAGGCATAGTAACCATCAAACAATCTAAGAGAGGTGCTACAGTTAAGCTACCTATTGAAGAAAAACTGATGCATTATCTCACAGTTCAACATAATGATTGGTCTTTCCAAGAATACGTAATACCCTATCAGCGACCTTCTGATGGGTGCTACAGACCCATGACACCTGTTCAAGTATCTACCCTAATGAAAGAGGTAAAGGCTCTGTGTGGGCTTCCTATGGAGTTACAGGCAGGGCATCTACGAAAGACTGCTATTGTGGAGATGATTCAGAATGGTGCAGATCAGTTGGCAATCATGTCTGTAACAGGACATCAGAACGTACAAAGTCTGAACCCATACAACAAACACAATTATGAGACTGCAAGGTCTGCATTAGATATGAGGAGAGGGTGATGAGGAAACATTCAGCTAAGAGACAGGGTGATGTAACAGAAATAAAAGCAGTTAGTCTTTTGTTAGATAAAGGTTATGAAGTATACAAAAATGTTTCTTGTGTTGGTAAAATAGATATAATTGTTTACAGACCTAGACAAAAAGATTATCTATACCTAGATATGAAAACAGGAACTGAACCATCTTCACTTACCCCTTGTGAAGAACAAGTTAAGTTAGGTGTTATATGTGCTACCATAATGGATGGTGAAGTTAGGTACATAGATAAACATAGTGACTATAAATCTATTTAAAAGGAGAACATAATGGAAATATTATTAGATGATGGCGAGAAAGCTTTAGTAGACTACCTAAGTCAGGGTAGATATGATAGAGCTAGACAGAAAAATGCTAAGACTTATGACCTAAATAAAACAAACAACAGATATTTTATGGATAGGGTAGGATTGTTTGCAGAGTTGGCACTTGCTAAAATAACAAATACGTATCCTAATCAGGTTATATCACCTGTCTGTAAAACAAAAGATAGTGGAGATGATGTAGGAGATATTAAATACAACAACTTAAACATTGATGTTAAGGCAACTATACACAATGATGGTGTATTATGGATAGATAAAATAAATAATAATATAGATGTTTATGCTTTTTTTGTTGTAAAAGAAGAAGAAAGTGTGGTAAGATGTACTTTGAAAGGTATAATAAAAGGTAAAGAGCTACACTCAAAACCTCGCAGACACAGGAGACAGTTTAAGTTTCCCTGTATTTATGCAGAACAAAATGAATTATCCAATTGGAATACTATAAAGGAAATACAATGAGTAACACACCACATCAGCCATGTCCATTTGTAGATTGTGGATCATCTGATG